ATTGTTATCACCAAACGAACCTTCTTGCGATTCACCTGTTCCTCTTGTTTTTTGATTAAACTCTGGAACTCCACTCCAAAGTGGATCTCCCCATGCCGATACTACATCCCAACTATAACCTTCGGGAACTGTGATTGTATCCAAACCATTAGCTGCAACTGGTGTAAAATCAATACCACCATGTGCAAAGACGTTCCTACCAAAAGGAACAGCGGAAGCGACAAATGCAGTCGCTCCTAGAGCAAACGCTCCTTTGAGAAGTTTTCTTCTCTCTACTACTTGGTCAAAATCAGTCATGTTTCCTTTATTAGTTTTTAGTGTTTAGTGAATTCATTTGCGACTAAATTACTAACATTGTAACGAACTTTACTGAGAGTTGCACTCTCTAATGGGACGAGTCCAAGATCACCCAAATAACCATATTCTCCCATAGATGCATCTGACGTATATTCTGCCATGAACTCTTTCATGCCAGGGATAACTCCAAAATGTGCTTTCTTTGCATAAAAGAATAAAGGTCTTGAAATTGGATAAGAGTAATTCTGAATAGATTCCAAACTTACTTGTTTATCTTCAATTAATGAAGATTGAATCAAATCTTGATTTTCATGTAGAAAAGAGAAACCAAAGATACCAAATGATTTAGGATCTGAACCTAATCTCTTTACAATAAGGGTATCGTTCTCACCAGCTTCTTCAACTGGGCCATCGTCACGAAACGAATTGCATTTCTTCTTACCAAGTGTCTTGTACTGTCCGGCTTGTTTACATCCCTTTTTCATTACAAGAGAATTCCATGCATCTCTTGTTCCAGATGTTGGGGGTGGTGCCATGATATGAATTTTTTGTTTTGGAAGTGACGAATCAATTTCGTTCCAATAAGTAGGTTTTGGACCATGTTGTGCCATGGCTTTCCAAAGTTGCAGTTTCGTCAAGTTCCATTTTGACTGACCTTGTTTATGAGCAAAAACGATTCCATCATTGCCTACAATAACTTCAATGATGTCGTTGACACCATTTTGTTTACAGAGCTTAATTTCACTCTTTTTGATTGCTCTGGATGCATTCGTAAAATCAGCGTGTCTTGGGCCTAATCCAGCACAAAACAGTTTCATTCCACCACCTGTTCCAGTGGACTCTACGATTGGAGTTTTCCAACCCTTCTTACCATGTTTTTCAGCTACAACTGTAGTGAATGGATAAACTGTAGAGCTACCTACAATTTGTATTTGTTGCCTCGCAAACGATTCTGGGACATACAATAACAATCCACAAAAAAGTGTTATAACCATAGTAAACAATATCTTCATATTTCTCCTTTTTTTGATTATGAGTTATATCTCAGTACTTATAAAATTTATGTTTGAATTATGTTAGATAACGAATAAAAGTGTGTATGAGAAATGCATCAACCACATCCGATAGAGGATTGGACTCAGGCTCACACTCAAGAATGTCTTTGAGTTCCACACCTGTCTGGTCAACGAATGCATTGTACATATCTGTCTTGGATGCATTCCCTTTACCAGTAGCCCACTTCTTGATTTCGGTAGGAGTGACTATGTGAGGATGTAGATTGTTTTTGTAGAGTTTGTGTTTGAGAAGACCAGTGTTTTCACCAATGTTAAACACTTGTCCCTTGGCTGCAAATGCATATCCTTCTAGGATAATCTCTGCATGGACAGGAACTTGAGCTACAATCCAGTTCGATATGAAATCATACCGAAACTCTTCAGAAGGCCAAGTCCCAAAGTGAGATCCCTTGATTTTACCATCAAGGTAGGATTTTGCAAATTTTTTGGTTGGAGTTAAGTATTGTATCCTGCAACTTGTGAAGGTTCCCTCACCCACACAAATTGCAGGGGATGTCATGCTATAGTCAATCCCAACTTTCGTCTTCATCATAATCTTCCATATCAATATCTTCACCCCCACAAAAGGGGCAACATCTTATTGTGTATCTGGAAGTATTTAGATCAAACTTCAACTGGTATGTTGCATTACATTCTTGACACTCTATATCTATTTCTGTCATGAGGCTGGAAGATCTACCACTTCACATTGACCTGCCGAACACGCAAGTTCCTGTGATGCTACTGTGAAATCTTTTTGTTCATACTCAGAAAGTTTTGACCAATCTACATTCTTAGGCATTTTACTTGCCATCTCTTCGTACTCTTCTTTTGAACAATCTTGGTACGGAGCTTGTTTGTAGGTATGGTCACTAAATGGTAGGAATGAGATTCCACTGATCTCATCAAAATTTTCATATACCCAAGCTGCTGTGTCAACCCACTCATCTTCTTTGACAGAAATTGTCACTGAAGGTTTGTGTTCACACCAGTTCTGGGCATACACCTTCCATAGTTCTAATTGCTCCAATGCAGTCATATCTTTTCTACACACAGCACCCTCTGGACTTGCCATTGGAAATGAGAATACTGTAGTGTGATTTGGTTTAGTTACATCTGGTTCACTAGGAAACCCTTCTGCTTTCATGAACTTAGTAATAGGATCTTTGTTATCACCCCTTACTGTTCTTATATAGTATGGATTGTGCCTTGCATGGATACCAGATGCGCTATCAACCAACTGACTGACAGTACCACTAGGCTTGACACAAGTAATCGCAGCAGAGTTTGGGATTCCGAGTTTTTCAGCCCAGATTTGATTCGTCTTAACAGTTTCATTTCTTAACTCTGTTAGTCTCTCATCAAGTCCTCTAGTTCCTCCATTAGTGATTCCATTGTCCATGATTCCTGTGAGTGATACTCCAAGTAATCGCTCTTCATCACAATTCCTTTTCCATTCTCCTGTGAGGTATTTGAAGTTTGTAAGAGTGCTCTGCCAGGTTCCAAGGATAGTTGCAAGTCTGACTTTCTTTTTGAGAGATTTAGAATCGTCCCATCCTCTGATAACACATTCAGTAAGGTTGCAGAATTCTCTACTGCGTAGAATGATTTCAGAGCAAGGATTTGTGCCGAAATCTTCCCTGGCATGACGCCGAATAATGTTGTTGCCATCTTTATCTTTCTTTTGGTTTAGTTTGTCAGTAGTTCTTTTGGCCGACATACTGTTATAGATTCCTCGTTCCCCAGATTTAGAATCGTAGAGGGATAACCACTCTCGCATGAAAGTACCAACGTCTGGTTTTTCTTTATAATTAACCGAATTATTTGCGAGGGCTCTTTGTACATTTGTTTCCCACCAGTTTCCAGACTTGGCGTATCGCATTTCCCGATCCCCAAGGTTAGAAAGACTGATAAGAGCAGACCTACGCACACCGCCCACAACAACAATCTCAGCAATTTTGCATACGAGATCATGGGCTTCAACGGATTTGAGTTTTCGTCCTTTTGCATTTTGGAATATATTTACTGAAAATTTAAATAGCTCTTCCAATGGTTCGGGCCCCGATGCACGACCACCGAAAGTTTTCAAAGGAGATCCGGCCGGTCTGACTTTGCTCACATCCCATGTTGGAATCTGACCCATCCATAACATCCCATAGAGTTCTTTGAGTGCCTTTGCCCATCCCAGCTTGGAATCCCTGACAACAATAACACTTTCTGTTTCATAAAACTCTTCTGCCACAACTGGTAATTTATTTACGTACTCTTCCTCAACTGAAAAACCAACTCCTGTTCCGTTCATCAATATGTACAGTATTTCATCAAATGATCTAGGTGAATCCACCTTCACATAAGAGCAGTTATACCCTGCAACATTCTCTCTCTTGAGAGCTTCCCCAGCAGTCATCAAACACCTCATACTAGGCATGATGTCCAAATTGACTACTGCTTTTCTTAATTCTTTAAGTTCTTTTTCTTCTACTTCATAATTACAATGTTCCTTCAGATGATCTTTGAAAAAATTAAAATAACGATCTACTGTTTCTTCCCACGTTTCTCTACGTGTTTCTGAATAATCCCATCTAGCGTATCTAGATAGGTGAATGAATGATTGGTATTCGGTTGGTAAGTTCATATCCTCTTCCATTTGTTAATTTCTAAATATGCCTGCAATCCAGAAAATGTTCTGGAATTGATGAATCCCTTGATATCATCATATCCTGCAAGCACCATATCGTTTATGTCTTTATACTTCAAATCACCAGGCCATACTACAACATTATAGTTTCGATCAACTGATTTGAACATCCTCTCTACTGTATGCTTATTTCTTGGTTCGTTATCATAAATGACAGTTGTAGTTGTTGGTTCCAATTTGAGTAGATTCAAATCGGCCCCGGCAACTGCCAAACAGTTGTCCAAGAAAAGAGAATCTAATGGGCCTTCAACGACAAAAACTTGATCTTCATAGTCGATGCGTTCAAGTCCATAGATCTTCTCTTTATTTTCTTCTAATTTTAGAGTGATGTACCTAGGCGTTTCCTTCCCGAAAGCTCTTCCTTGGAAAGCAAACATTTTTCCTGACTTATCAAAGAAGGGGATGACAAGTCGAGGATAATCTATATTTATACTCTGAAATTTTTCAGGAAACATTGTTCTAGACCACTCGTAGAAGTTTTCTGCGAGATACAGTTTGTCCCAATGTTTCTCTGGAATTTTCCTGTGTTCTATATAGGAGAACGCTGGATGGTCTTTTAATTCGCTGAACTTTTTCAGTTGATTCAGTTCCTTGTTCTTTGGAGTATTGAACTTTGGTTTTTCAAACTCAAAGGGAGCCTTATCTGGAATTGGTGTATTACCACCTGTCTGATTGTTCTTGAATTTTTCTAGGGAATACTCTTTATGAAGCATACCATCAATACTCTTGAGAAAGTTGTTGAAGGTATGTCCTGCACCACAATTATGGCACTTGAAGAAATAAGAGTTTTTCTTCTTGTAAATATATCCTCTGGTTTTATCCTTACGTTTGTGAGAATCCCCACAAATAGGACAACGGAAGTTCCAGAGATCCGTTCTTACTTTCTTGAATCGTTCAAGCCTAGATGTACATAGATTTATATACTTCTGATCAATATAACTCATTATATAAGGGGTTGGTTACTGGAGAGCTCCAAATGTT